GAGTAACTGCTGCTGATACTGCATCAACATCATTTTTAATTCTTACAACATCATTATTAACGTGTGTTAAAACTGCCATAATTATTTATTTTATTTATTTATTTATTATAGTTTCCATCACTCTATCAAGAGTAGATTTTCTTCTGTTTCCAGCGAATTTAAATTTCATCTCTGTTTTAGATTCTTCTGGACTGTGTTTCATAGGTTCAGCAGCAGGTTTAGATAACTCTTCTTTAAGAGATTCTTTTTCTTCTGCTTCACTATTCAAGACTTCTGTTACTGCAAGAGAAACCTCTTCTGCAACTTGAGAGGACATTTTTTCTTTTTCTTTGTCCTTGTGATCCATCATTTTATCAATATGCTCTTTCAATTCATCCATTTCTTTTCTGAACTCTTCTCTTGTAACATATTTCATTTCTTCCTTGTCCTCATCTTCTTCGTGTTCTTCTGCTTTGATTTCTTTGATGATACCTTCTTCTTCAACTACAAGAAGTCTATTATCTTCAAGTTCATATTCTCCAACAGGAAGAGCAACTTTCTCATCCTCAGTACGAATAAAAACTTCTTTACCTGATTCAAAAGCGTCTGCTTCCAAAACAGTTCCATTCTCTAATTTTAATTCAGCTAATTGAATATCAGATTCAGATAGCTCAACTCCCAATAGATTTTTAACTTGATTTAAAATTTCTGTTGCTTTCATAATTATATATCGATTTTTAAAATTTATTTTGCATTTTTACCCTGTTCTAGATACTCCATTTACAGTTGCATTACTGCCACCTTTCAAAGCACCTATACCTTGTGCGTGTAATTCTCCTGTACAACATTCTATCTTGTATGTTAATTCATCTTTACATAAACAAGCTCTTCTGCCATCAATAGGACTTGTATAACTTGGTATATAATCTTTCATTACTTATTACTTTTAGGATGTCCTTTTGGTAGTAAGTCAAAGTCTCCTGTGTATTTAGGATTCTGTGGCCTACCATTTCTTACTAAATAGAGATACGCATTTACCCTCGCTTGCGCCCAAGCTGTAGGGGATTGTATTCTTGGACTATGTGATACATTGAAAGCACCTAGTCCTCTTTGAAATACTGCTTTTAACTGTCCGATTGTAACACCATAACCTAATTTTTCTTTATATCTTTTGTTAAAATCGTCAGACTTTTTTTGCAAAGTTGCTTCATCTTTCTTACTTACTTTTGCACCTCTACTTGTAGAAGCATCTCCCTTTGCTGTACCCTTGCCTTTTGGATTTGGATTTGGTGTACCTGACTTTGGTGCTTTTGGACTTTTTCTTATACCTCCTCTTGGGCCTATCTCAGCCATCTTTACGCATTTATGTTTTTGATAATCTTTTTTATATCCCTTTGGACATTTATACTTTTTAAATTCTTCTTCTGTTAGTGCGTGTTTTTCACAAGGCATATACCAAGTTTGACCTTCAAAATCGTGTTCGTGTATTCCTTCACATCCAATATCTTCTGCAATTTTTTCTGCCATCTCTTTTGAAGCATAAGCTAACCTATCCATAATGATTGCAAAGTCATCATTTACTTTTTCACTATAGAGTTCTAATTTGCCAAGTTCTTTTAGTTTTCTCTCTGCATATCTTTTACCTGCAAGGCCACCCCATAATAAATATGATATTGTACCACAGGCTTCTTTATCTTCTGGTTTATAATACTCTTCTGCTCTTGACAGAAAAGAATACATACGAGTTACAGTTTGCTCTGATATTGCTCTACCTTGTGCAAGTTGTTGCGCCCTTATTTTACCAACGTCAGTAGCACATCTGTTATTTACTTTTTTATTTAACTCAATACCTCTTTTTGCATTATTCTTTACTGCATCAGGATAGTCTGAGAAACTCTCAAATATTATTCTTTTACCACCTTTATATCTTTTGTCATTTCTAATTATACCTTTGACTTGTGATAAAAGTGCTTGTGCTTCTTCTTCTTCTATTTTTGCAAGATCACTTATTGTCTGGTCTTTTGGTCTTTCTGCTTTATCAGCAAAATAACCTTCAATAGAGAAACCTTTTACTTTACCTGTTTTTACGAACTCTTCCCATACTTTGTCATTGTTTACTTTTACTGCACCTACCCAAGTTCCAACAGGATATTCAAGACCATACAAAGCTGTTTTGTCTTTCTTTGTATCTTCAACTATCCAACTCTCAACTAATGAAAGGCCTTTTAAAGTGTGCTTGTGTTCTAATGTAGAATTGTTTTGGTTGCCTTTCTGTAAATAAATTTGGGAGGCCTTTCTTACTGTATCTCGTGAGAAGTATATATAATATTCATCTTCTCCACTTTTCCTATAAATAGGTTTGTTTGGAATTAGTAAAGCTCCCAAAAGAATCTTTTTTTCTTTATCTACTTGTGCAAGTTGAATTACCTGTTCATTATTGAGTGCTATAAAATCTTCTTCTATTGCAGGATTTTCAACTATACTTATTGCTTCGATTCCAGTTAAATCTTCGTTATCATCTAAAATTAATTCAACTATCTTCATAATAATATATCGTTTATAATTAACTATTTTGTTTATCCTAAAGCACTTTCTTGAATTATGTTTCTTTCTAATCCTTGTGCTGTTGTTACGTCTCCTGAAACTACAAATGCTTTTACAGGTTTACTTGTTTGTTCTGCCAAAGTTTGTGCTAATTGATTTTGAGGATCGCTACCTACAATATTAAATGAAGGTACTTGTGGAGCTGCTCCACCTCCTGTGCTATAAGACCTTCCACCTCCTGTTGCACCTGCTGGTGGTTCAGGGGTTTTTGTAGCTAATATTGTTTTTACGTTTGCAAGACCACCTGCAATAATACCAATGGCTGCAACTGCACCGAAAATACCTCCTTGAGCAATAGCTTTATTTGCACCTGCGTATGTATCAATTATAGCTTGTGCAACTGCAACGGCTTTTCCGAATTTACTATTTTCTCCAGCTAATTTACCAAGTCCACCTAAAGCACCTGATATTATTGACAGTTTAGCTTCTTGTGTAAGTTCTGTAATTTTAACCTCTGCCTCTCCACTTTCTTTTTCTAATTCTTCTTTCTTTTTGTTAAAATCATCTTGAGCAGCTAATAACAGTCTATTCTTTTCTTCTTCATCAGTTACCTCTTTTTCTATCAATGCTTTTTTCTCCTCTAACGCTTGTTGCAGTTCTATAAGTTCTATTTCTCTTTCTGTTTTACCGATTAAAGCAAGTTCTTTATTTAACTCCTTTTGTTCTTCGAGTAAAGCATTTTCATTTGTAAGTTGTTCACTTCTTTGACCTGTTACTCTTGCTTGGATTGCTCCTTGTTCATTAAGAGCTTCTTGTAAAGCAGTTTGTAACTCAATATTATCCTCATTACCTTTTAGAGCTGCTCTTGCTGCATCTACTGCTACTTGAGAGTTCTTAAGCATTATTTCTGTTTGTTCGTCTAATATTTCTCCTAATCTTCTATTTGCTTCTATTCTTTCTTCTATACTTAATGATGTATCATCTCTTAATTGTCTTTGTTGCTCTGCTTGTACATCATACTTTTCTATGAGGCCTTGATTTTCTGCATTTAATAACTGTGCTGAATTTGCAAGTTTAACATTTGCACTTGCTGTCTTAACTGTCTCAGTAGCATATTTAGTTGTTGCTTCTGCAACTTTAGTAACTGTTTCAACTGTTTTGTCAAAACTATCATCTACACCTGTAATAACATCAAATAATTCTTTACCTGCATTTTTTGCACTTTCTGCTGCTCCTTTAAAATCTCCTTCAAATACTTTTTTTATGGCCGTGCCTACAAATCCTATAGCATCTAACATTGACCTAAATCTTTCTATTACATTATCAAAAAGTGATTTACCAAAATTCTTTAGGCCTTCTACAGAAAATATTTGTTTGAATGAATCTGCTACACCACCAACATTATCTAATACTAAGTTTATGAAATCATTAAAAACTATTCTTACAGTTTCAAAAGTAGTAGCAAAAAAATCAGCAACTCTTTGATTTGAATTTAAGACTTCTGTAAATTTTGCAAAAGCTGCAATTACCAAACCAATACCAATAGCTTTTAGTGCAGTACCTATTTTTGTAATGCCACCAGCAGCTTTGCCAGAAGATTTTTCTACGTCTTTTAGGCCTTTTGATGTTTTATCTGTAGTCTTAACGGCTTCTTTATTTACGCTTTGTATTTCCTTCTTTAAGTTTTTTACTTCTCTTACTGCTGTACCAGACTTAATTGTAAAATCTACTATTATTTCTTTTGCCATTTTATTTCATTTTTTATTTGTTTAAACGTATCTGTAAACGTAGTTGGAAGATTATACTTGCCTTGTGCTATTCTGATATTCTCAGTTTCTCCATTTGCAAACTCCAATAGTTGTAATATACTTTGTAACATATTATATTTTATTTAATAATTCTAAACTACTTTCTCCTGTTTGTAAGTTTGTAGTTATTTTGTTTATGATAAATTCTTCATTTGCAATAACTATTGTATCACTTAGTTTGTAATTAATAAGAAAACTTTGTGGTAGTATTGCTTTGACTTTTACTAATCTTCTGTTGAAACTGAATATGTCGCTTAAATAATTTCTATAATAAGTTTTAAATAATGTCTCAGTATCTATAGTTGGTATAAACGGATCGATTTCTGTACTGAAGTTTATTGTTTGATTTTCTGTAACCTCTGTATATGCGATTGTAATGTTAGATATACTGTCAAAATTACTTGTTATAACTACACTATTTGTAATTACATTATTTATTGTTGTATTGTTATTTGGTGCAACTGTTGCTGTTTGAGTTGCATTATTACTATCAAAGTAACTAAATGTAATTGAACTCGATTCTGCTGAAGCAACTGTTAAGGTTACATTAGAAGTACCTTGTCTAAAATTTGTAGGCCTATTGTATGTTGCTAAATAAGCAGGTGTACTTGCATCAATACCGGAGTGCATCATAATTTTTTGTGGAGATGGACTGCTTGTATTTTTTCTTACAAACATCAAAGGATTTGCCACTACTGAATTTTGGTTGTCATCCACAAAATAACCGAAACCTATATTTGTACTAGCATCATTATTCTGGTCTGTAAGTCTTTCATAGAGTACTTTTTCAAATCCTACCTCAACTCTATAATCTTGACCTCTATTTAATCTTGGGTCTCTACCACTATTAGGAGCATTACTTGCTTTAACAGAACCATACTCTCTTGAATTTAACCTATCATAATAATATGATGCAAATGTTTTAGGTTCACTAAACTTAAATTCTATATCATTAAAAGGTACACTAAAATTACTTTCACTCTCATCTATCTTAACAAACTCTGTAATATCTCTTGTTGTACCACCTGCATAAAAAGCGTCAAGTGTTTGCACCTTTACTTGGTCAAAGGTTGAACTATTTACATCATTATCTACAAATGCTGTTAAGTTAAAAGTCTTAAATAAAGAGGTAAGAAAATTAAGTATTTTCATATCAGGTATTTGTTCTGTAATATATATAGTATCTACAACTCCTGTAGGCGCTATTGTTTGTGGTTGTACAGAATAGGTTGTTGTACCTGTAGCTATCTCTTCAAGTATTTTTTGACAAGTAAGTACATAACTAACAGTAAGAGCTGTCTCTGTCGTTTCAATAACAAATTCTATATTATTATCTTCTAAAGAAAGAGGATCAACACTTTCAAATAAATGGTCTATTGTAGTTGCTGCTGTACCTGAAATGTGTTCTTGTTCTACAATAGTTTCGTTAGTTCCTGTCTTTCTTAATCTTACTGTAAAACTTTTTGTATTAACAGTAGGCGTTACTGTCCAAGTAACTCTCATTCTTTCTATTTCATCAAACTGAGTTGAACCTAATATACCTGTTTTAAATCTAAATATTCCTCCATCAAAAACAGGGGAAAAACCTGTAAAACTATGTGGAGGATTAAGGCCACCTGTACTATCGAAGAACTCTATCACATCTCCTGTAAAACTTGAAATCTTGTCAAGCACTATTAAGTTTGTACCTGAACTATTTGAAGGTGTGATTCCTATGTCGCCTTTATTTCTGTGTAGCCACATATATAAATCTGCAAAGAAACCTGTCTCCTTAAAAAAATCATCTGTAAATTTTAAATTTATATTAGGGTCTTGTTCTATAACCTTTATAATATCTATTATTCTTAATGCTGGTTTTAGGTCTGTAAATTGGAAACCTTGTGTACTACTTAATCTTTCTGTTGCACCTGAACCTGTAGTGTTTTGTGAACCACATTCGTTAGTATACAAGTTTCTTGTAAGCTGACTTCTATCTTGTGAAGTCAAAACACCTTGATTCAAACTATCAAATATAAATCTCTGTGTATGTGATATAAGAGGATAGATAATATGTGGTACTGATACTGTTTGGTCATTTAATTGAGTTACAAATGTTTCAACACCTTGTTTTACAGTAGTTGCATTATAATCGTGATTAAACTGACTAAAGTCTAAACTACTTAGTTTTCTATCTTTTACTCTATCTTTTAATCTTATAGTTTGGCCGTAGAATGTAATGTTATAACTATCAGGTACATTGTTTTTTAATTTTACACCATTCATTACAATATACCCAGCTCTAAATGGTTTGTAGTTTAATTCAAGTATTGCATCAAGTTTTGAGTTTGCATCAAATATAGCATCAGGCGTAGCATCACTTACTATGTCTCTTCTGTAATAGTGTTTGAATAATCTATTGTTTATACTACTCGCAGGAAGATTAAATGTTCTACTAAAATCTGTAAATACTTTTTCTATATCTCTAATATCTTGTATAGTTTGTGTAAGTGTGATTTGCTCATCTTCAAACAAATCTAAATGCTGAAAGTTTATATCAGTAATAAGATTTATTTCATCCCATTTTCTAAAAGTATTTTCCCAAAGAGTTTCTGTCAAATTCCATAAGTCAGGATTTGGCTGAGGACTTTCTAGTATTATACTTGGAATTGATAGGCCTACTTGATTCATTATCTGATTGTATTTATTTTATCAAATGCAAATTTAAAATTGATAGTATAGTTTGCTAACCTATCATTGAGACTTGTTTTAAATACTACTTGTTTATCTTGTGGTACAACAGGAAGCTGCTGACTATCTTTGAATATCCAACATCTTGGAGACATCAATAGCTCTTCTATTACTTGGTTGTAACTATCATTCACATAGCCTGTATTCAATACTATGCTTTCTCTACTCATTACATTTCTTGTTTTGTATTGATGGTTATTTATAGAATAACTCGCACCTGTTGTTAATGTATTTGCTTTGTATTCTTCTCTTTGTACATCAATACTTTCTATAGATTTTAGAAAAAAGTTTACTCTTTGCAAAGCACCGAATCTATTGACAAATGTTACAGGTAGATTTGTAAATTTATTACAAGGCTGTTCTTCTATTAGTATCGTTTCTGTAGTGCCTCCTTTTACAATATCTACGCTTGTGAGTGTGGCCGTGTTACTTGTTGCATATTCTATTGCTGTATTTGTTGTATCTATTCCTGTACCTACTGTTACACTTGTAACTGTGCTTGAGCCATTTTTAAAATTGACTGTTGTTGCTCCTGCCAAAGTATCTGCACCTGAATTTACACTAAGGTTTGCTAATACAGGTATTTTAAGAATCTCTTGGCTTTCTCTAAATATTTTATTGTTTGACATCAATACAGATGTGCTACCTACAAAACTACTAAGAGATACAGTTGTTCCACTATTTGTCTGTGTTTCTGTTGTAAAACCATTTTCAAAATAACCTACACCATCAAAGGCCAACATATTTGTTGTTACTGCACTCAAGTTTGACGATCCGTCATTTGGAGTTGCAACAGTCTTTACCCAAAGGTTTAGTCCATTGTTTCCAAACGTACCATTGAAACTATATGTGATATAATCTTTTATCAGTTCTCCTATCTCAAATATTACAAAGTTATTGTTTGCTACTTCGTTTTTTCTAAGTGCATAAGTTGTACTTGGACTTGTTTGGTATGTTCCTGAATATATTGAAATTGTTAGAGTACAACTCGCTAATGATGCGTGTGCAACTTTTACATATACAGGACTATTTATGTTTACTTTATATATTGCCATCTTCTATTGTTTTTTCTGCGTCATTTACAAATGCTGCTATTAATTCTGGGGGTAAAGTTTTAAATCGTTTCTCAAAAGGTTTTGTAAAAAATAAACTTGGCCTTATGCCTTGTTCAAATATTGATTTGGCTATAATAAAATTTAGGCCTTTTCTTTTTGTGAACCTACCTCCTTCTTCTCTTGGTGCAATACCTTTTCTAACTGTCCATTTATCAAAAGCTGATGAAGGTGGCCTTTTAGTTGTATATTTGAAAGGTGTCTTATATTTTTTCTTTATACCTGAAACACCTTGATCTTGATACGCACCATATTCCTCCATCAAGAATTGTAAGATAAAACCTGAACTATCTGACAATATTTTATAGTCAAGAGAGTTATATAGTTTCTTGGAAACATTCTTATTTGTTTTTGTAAGATTGCTTCTTGATTGTTGAATTACATACTTAGCAAAACTGTTTAATATCTTTTGTGTTTCTTGTAATTCCATCAGCATTTACTTATATCATTCTCTATTAGTATATTCATTGTAGCTGCCCATCCTGCTAACTTGTTTTCAAATCTTTCATAGAAAGGTTCACAAGAAGGGTCTCCATCTAATTGGTATTTGGTTGTATATAAACTACCTCTTCTAAGTAACACTATAATTCTATTAAGTACGGCCAACTGTGTATTCAGAACATCTTGTTCATTGTCATTTCCTACAAATATATCTGTCTCTGCATCTTTGTATTCATTTATCATATCCATAGCCATAATTGTAATATTGAAAGACAATACTTGTTCTTGTGTAGTTACGTTATTTACTATAATATGAGCAAGAGGAAATATTGTTTGTTTGTTCAAATCAATATCTGTTATATCTCCTGTCGTTACTGTATTGATATTGCTATCGTTTAACAGGTTGTCTTTTATAGTTGTTGTAAGTTGATAAAATCCTCTTATACCTTGATTACTCATCTTGTTCTATTTTTTAATTGTTTAGATTCTAATTCACTTTTCTCTTTCATAAAACTTAACATAGTCAAACACTTGTGTACATTTAGTTCAACGATATGCTCAAATCGTCTAATATCCCCCTGAGAGAGTGCAAAAATTGATTGATACCATCCCCATTTCTGCCCAAATTGAGAGACGGAGGTAAGGGCTTCTCCTTGTTCTGTTCCAAATAAACTGTCATAAGCCTCGACAAGTCGATTCCTAAACGATAAAAAAAAAGCATACTACCAAGTACAATATCCATTGGCATATCCTTATATACATCTTGACCTTCTGCTTTATACTCCTCTATGGTATATTTGTTTTTATAAGTGTTTATAATTGGCCTATAAAGAACTGCCATAGCTTTTTCTACTTGTTGCCATTTACCTAAGTAAGTATCAAGATCAACATATTCTCCCAAAGTCATATCATCTAGGTTTGGTATGAAACCATATTCCACACCATTGAGTACAAACCTTGTTTTGATATGTGGCTTTTGTTCAAACATATCTGCAAGTATTCCTGTAATTCTATGAACGTCTTTTGCTTTTAATGTGTAGGCCTCTTTGAGACTTATACCACAAAATATTTCTATCATTTTAGAAGCTAGAAAGTTTTCGTCTGTATTATCCTCTTGTATCTTGACAAACTTCTGATACTGCCATAATTTGATTTCTGACAAATCATTTGGTACAGTTATTTTAACTCTCATATATATATATCGAAATCTAAAGTGGATTTTTGACAAAAAAAAAGGAGGCCAATTTGAGACCTCCTATCATTCAGTTATTATGAAAAACTAAACTAAATATGTTGCAATTAAATTAAACAACTAACTAATTAACTGAATGTATACTCCTATATAAAATGCTAACCAAAGTAGTAATGCTTTTATGAAAAATTTAAAGTGATTCATTGTTTTACGATATTATTTTAAATGTTGCATAATCTGATTTATATATTCCCTCTTTTTGCAACTTGTTATAATTTTCTTTTCCTATTTGTTTTATTACATCTTGTTTAGTTTCAGTAAACCAAGCATTAGATACAAGACCTGTTCTTGTAAATTTGTCGGCAGCTTGTCTAATTACTTTCATTTCTTTTTTCTCAGTAATCTCTACTTTTGGATTTTTGTAATCCTCTGTGTTTATAAAAATATCTATTTTACTCATTGTTTTGTTTTTTAATTATATTGCTAATATAATACTTTTTTGAATATAATTAACATTTTTTAATAAATATTTTATCTACCTCTGTTATCTTATAACATATTTACCTTTGTTTGGCCTTTCTAATTGCATCATAAGTGCATATCGAGCTGCATCAATGCAGTCAGGATGTAGGCCTGTAGGTTTCTGTATATTGTTTCCTTCTTTATCTTTATCCCATACATAGCCTTGTAGTTCTCTAATTAGATTCTTCGATCTTGATGTTACATACACTTCATTCTGGTTTATAAGGTTTATACCATAGATTACAGAATCTCTTCCTTTTGTTACAGGGAATATTCTATGGCCGTAACTTCTAATCTCTTGTATTGATTTGGGCTCTGCACTATCTGCGTAAATATGTTCTAATGCTCTACTGTCAGTTATAAAATTACTTATGTCTCTATTTAACATACCTTTTCTATACAGCAGCTCATCAAATATATAAGCATTGTTCCATTTGTATAATCTTATGTAGGTTGTAGGATCAACAGAATATCCAAAGTCAAGACCTGCACAAAGAAGCCTTGCATCATCTGGTAATTTATCTATTGACTTCCAGTCAGGAATACAAGCACCCTCTAAACTACCTATCTCTCCAAGTCCATATACTTTCCACCAATTAGCCCAATATGTAGATGTTTTAGCTTTCACTCTTGCTTTCTCTATTTCTTTTACTATTGACTTTGGTAAACTATCATTGTCTTTGTAAGTAAGTGTTACAAAGTTTGTATCTTCTTGTCCTATCAATTCTTTATCTACCCAAAACAAATTAGTTGGATTGTAGTCAAGCCATATATTACCTGATGTTCTTACAGCTAATTGTTGGTAGGCCTCAAAGCTAATATTATTACACTCATTGATAAATAAGTCTGTTCTTCTTGCACCTCTCAGTTTGTCTGGTTGGTCTGTGCTAAAGAACTCTATGTAGCTACCATTACTAAATTCGTATTTTAAGATACTTCTATTGAACTTTCTTTCATCATACCTATTCAATACCTTAAGTATATTGAGAAAGTCTTTTAAAGCTCCTCTACGCAAGTGTGGCACTGATTCTGCAACAACGCTTATTTCTTTGAATGGATAACGCATACCATAATCTATCAAGATCATAAGTATTGCAATAGTCTTTCCTGCTGACGAGCCTCCTCTAATTATTCGTAGTCTTTTATCAAGGCCTCTAAGTTTGTCGAGTGCCGTAGTTTTGGTAAACATCAGTCTATAAATAACGGCATATCCTCGTTTATACTAATGTCCTTAGTCTCTCTTGGTTTGCCGTACCTATAACCCATATATAAATTTAAAGCTCTCATATCTCCTTTATCAATTAAATGTTTTAGTTTTTTTATTACCTCTTCATTGTTGATTATGTTATCAAGTTTTTCTATGAGTTCTTTTTCTTGTGTTTTAGGTTTTCTACCTGCTCGTCCTTTTGTAGAATGGCCTCCATTATTTTTTCTTCCGTCCATAGTAAAAATTAATAAAACATTAATTAATTAATTCTGTTTATATCTATATATCGTAAAATTTAATTAATTTTCGATTGTTTCAAATTCTTTTTGTTCCATTGTATCTACCAGCTCTACCATTGTCTTGATGCTTTCATCACTTAAATAATTTACTTTAAGTTTTATAAATTCTATCTTGGCCTCATTGTTTACATCTTTAATATTCTTTGTAAGCATTGTCAGCCACTTTCCTAAAGTTTTATTTGTAGTTAAGTATATCTCAAACATATTGAGTGCGTGTAATACTGATGAGTGGTCTGAAGTTTTTCCATATTTGCGAAAGAAGTTTGCTATTTCTTGTAACTTCATCTTTTCATATTTGTATAGTATGAATACAAGTAGCGATCTTGCTTCTACTACATCAGACTTCCTTGAGTTCTCAAATACATCTACCTTTGCTATTTTGTTTATTCTGTTTGCTATTCTTAATTGTTTATTCATAATAATCTTAATTGTCTTTTATGTTTTTGTATTCTTTTCTTAGCCTCTTCAAAATAATGTTTATCTATTTCATAACCTGTAAGTTCGTAACCTAATTGATTACAGGCTACAGCTATACTGCCTGAACCTAAATGAGTATCAAGTATTTTTTGGCCTTTTTTTGCATAATTTTTAAGCAGCCAATAATACAAGCTAATTGGTTTTTGAGTTGGGTGTATTGTACTTTCTTTGTAAATACGTTTGTCTCCGTGATTGAAACCAGCATTAGCACAAACTACCATTTTTGCAACTTTATCAAAAGAAGTCCAAGCCAATTCAAAGTTCGAAAACTGTGTACCATTTAAAGGTTGTTTTTTATCCCAACATATCCATCCTCTACTTTCTGGCAAATTATTAGTAAAATAATTACCCCCCCAAACAATTTGATTTTTAGAAACTCTAAAAAGTTCTTTAAAATAAAAATCACTTGGCCTTACATTATCATAAACTTTTTTTGTTTCATTCTCAGTATATCTAAAATTGTAGTTTTGTCCACCTCCATATGGAGGATCAACAATAGCTAAGTCAAATTGATTATTTGACATTTTTTGCATAGCTTCCATACAGTCTTGATTATAAATATTTATCATTTTGTAAGCGATAAATAAGAATTTAATTCTCTTTCTATGTAAGGTCTAAATTCTGCTATAGATGTTAATGCAGGGTGATTTCCTTGAGCCATTTTATCATATTCTCTAAACAAATAATCCATAATTTGAATATTCCCTTTTGCTTTCACATTTCCTACTATAATCATTTCTCTTATCTGGTATGCTTGTATTTTTCTTTTACCATATTTAGTTACCAAATTAGATATATGTTTACACAAATATTTTGCAAATTCTAAATTTAATATTTTACTTTGGCCTTGTTTAAAAACATTTACAGTCTTTCCAAAATATATATGTATCATATTACCTGCTGTTATTGTATCTTTATTTTTAATTATAGCTTCATAAACTAACTTATAATCTTTATTATGTTCCTTAAATGATTTTAAATAGTTTATTGTATTCCAACCTCTATTAGAATTATTTAAACTTATTATTGTATTTAAAACTTCTAATTCGTTTTTATCATTTAACCAATTAACTATGTATGCAGGAATAGTTTTTTGTTTCATTCTTTTTGCAGATTCAACTCTATGCTGACCTTCTAAAATTAATCCACTTGCTGAAATTGTTATTGGCAAAAGCCATCCATATTTATTTAATTTCTGATCAAAGTTTTCTGAATGTTTGAGAAATAAATCTCTATTTACTTTTGCTTTTTTTAAATTTTTAATTTTAAAATCAGGTGTGTATGTTCCTTTGTTGAGTATTTTTGTTTTCATATTGTTTTATTAAAATTAGTCTTTTCCTATTTTTATTATTCTATTGTCTAAATCTTCTCCATTTATAAAATATTTTTCAAATTCTTTTAATGCTAAATAAGTTTTTTGTTTTCCATTGTCAAAAATTCTTTGGTTGCCATCTCTATATCCTATATCTAAATTATTTTTATTTATAACTAGAAACTTAAATGCTGATGGTGGAATATTAAAAATAGAACAGTATATATATAATTGAACATCATAAGAATATTTATCTATATCATATTCCCAATTTTTAATTTTACTAGCTGTTGTTTTTATATCAATGATACCTTTTTCAGAAACTATATCTGCTTTACATCTAAAAGGGTAGCCACCTATCATTCCTATATTTGGAATCTCAAATTCACAGTTTGTTATACATTTTAGAGCATACTCGTTTCTTAAAAAATGATCAGTAATTCTTTCAGCATATTCTTTCTCAGCTCTTGTATATACTTCTCCGTATTTTGTTCTAGCTTCTTTATATGCTTTTGTATTTTTGGAAGATACATTTACGAATATTAATTCTTGGAATTTATGTGGCTCTAATATACTTAAATGAACAAGTTTTCCATCTCTCAAAGGTTGTGATTCAGGATTTCCGTATTCTAATATATATTTATATGTTTTAGGACTATCCATTAAAAGTTTTATAGTTGAGCTACTTAGAGCAAGTTTGTTTAGTTCTCCATAATAAAAATTATCATCCACCATTTTTTCTAACAAGTCTTTCTTGTTGTATTCGTTTCCGTCTAAAAGTTGTATCATTCTCTTGTTTTTTGATTATTATATTTGATTCTAGTTTGTTTGTGTACATATACATTACATTCAAACATTTTATAAAGTTTCCTATTTCTTTTTTTCTTTGTGGTTCTGCTGATTCAAATGCTTTTGTCATAGCATTACCAATATAGTTGAAAGCTAATTCAAACTTTTGTTTTTCTTTTATATCCATAGTTTTAAAATTACATAGCTACCAATAGATATTGTAAATAGTATTAATGCAAACTTTAAGGTTTGGTAGGTAACTTCTTCTTTCTTTGGGTTTCTACCTTGATTGCTTCGATATTGTCTTTGTTTTTTCATTCTTGCAATATAGTGAAAATAATTCACATTTGAATATAACTATGATTTATGTACAATACTTGCCATATCTTCTGTAAGTAAATACACTTTTTTTAACAACTTCTTTTTTGTCCATAAGGTCGTATCAGGACAATACAATTCTTTTACTTTTGGCATTTCTAAATAGTTTATCCAATACAAGTATGTTCCCTTTGGATCGCTAACAAAATAAAGTTTCACGATTTCAGAATCCATTTCCATAAGTTTATCATACTTATACTTTTCAAGTAGTTTGTCTTTGTAGTATTTGTTTCTAAATTTCATTTCCATTACGCATTTGTGGCCTTTTGGCGTAAGACCAGATGCGTCATAATGTTCGTACTTTCCTTCACTCCATTTCAAATCCCATCCTTCAAACTCATTGAGGAATGATACTACAGTTTTTTCAAACTTATTTATCGTTTCTATACCCATTGTCGTAAATAGTATTTATATCACTAATCCATTGATTCCATTGTCGAGGTGTACAAGAGCAAGGTATATAATAATCGTGTACGAAATACTTAGAATGTATTTTTGCTATTAATACTTGTTCCTCTTTGTTAATACTGCTACTATTTACAGACTTGAATACAGTCCATCTGTCGTATTCTTTTTTATTTAGTTTCTTCCATTTTGTCGCCATTTCTTGATATGTTGTTTAAGTATTCTTTTCTCTCATCACATCCACAGTCATCATACCCTAATTTATTTGCTATCCAAGTAGCTATTGCTTTACCTTTGCCAAATGTAATGATGTTTATTATATATTCTAATTTGTCTCCTAATCTCATAATAATTGTTTGAGTTTTAATTTAACTTTGTTGAATGTATTGTAAAGTGAATAGTAAGATATATCTGTTTTTCTTGACAGCTCACTTATACTTACCCCTTGCTCATCGACTATCTCATATACCTTTCTGTCATACCAATATATTTGTTTAAGTGCATTTTGTATTTTTTCATATACCTCAACATAGTTACAAGAATCTTGTTGAGTAATTTCAAGGCCATTAAGTTCAACAAGCGTGTATTTCATTTTCTTTCTAATCAAATCGACATAAAGACCTCTAAGGATTCTAAAACAGTAATAATAATTTATATCATTACCATAACTAAAATCTATACCTTTTTGTGTATTACGAATCAATAAAACATACATTTCTTGTACTATATCTTCTACCTCTGTATCTTTAAGGCCACCGAAAGATTTAGTTATTTCTAACCATTTCTCGTGTCTATCGTATGCCTTTTCTACAGGTGTTTTCAAAATGGAAAATTAAGTTGTTCTATTATTGATTTATTTATTATGTCTTTGTCTCCTAACTTATAACCTACATTGTTGGGTATACTTTGTAGTAATAAGGGAGAATCGAAAGGTGTTGGTTTTGTTCCTGTATCGTGATCTTTAATTTTTTTTGAGTGCAGCTCTGTATATATCCATCTTGATTCGTGCTGTGTAAGTCTGTGTATTGTATAAAAGTCATCTGTTCTGTTTCCAAAAACATTACCTCCTTCTACATCACTCATAGCAAGAGGTAAGGGATGTCCAGCAAACTCGTGATTTGTTGCATAACGTTTTCTAAATGCTTCAGTAACTGAGTGCATAATTAACCATAGACCTACATTGTATTGTTTGACAAATATTCTAAAATCTGTCATACATTCATATAGATACTCGTAAGCATTACTATATTTCATCATACCTTTATTTTTTCTCAAGCTGTTTATCGGATCAACAATTAAGCAGTCAAACTTATATTGAGGATATACAACTTCACATAAAGATAATAAATCTAAGTAATCATAGTTCTTTTCGCAGTCAATAAATTTAAAATGATTAAATATAAATTCTGAATCTTTTTCTAATTCTTCCGATGAAATTTTGTTGATAGGTTTGTAAGATTTGAACTCTAAAAGTTTTCTGATAAGGCCATAAGGTTCATTTTCGGAACTAAATACCAAGAACTTAGTTTTATGTTTCATAGCAAAGAGTAACATAAAATAAAGTATAATAGATGTTTTACCTACGTTTGCGTGTCCTGCAAAGCAAGTTACATTTCTTTTGAATCTAATTACATTGTCTATCTCATCTATCCCTAACTTTGGAGCTTCTTTAAGTAGGCCTTGTCTTATTTTATCTACCTTATCTAATTCGTCTCCAAAGTTTATTAGCATTATTCTTTCTGTAATTTATCTAATTCAAATTGTAAATGATGTATTGCTTTCTCTAAACATCTATTAGGTGTTTTGTGTTTTCTATATGCTCTAAGTATATAAGTACAAGCAGTTCCAAGATTATAATTTAGGTCAAAGTTTTCTACAACTTCACGAGCTGTATAACCATTCTTTCCATTATAATACTCTGGTGTTTTAGGCATTAGAAAGGTAATGGGTCAGGTTCTACTCTATCAGGTTGTTGATCTTGTAAAGTAACAACTTGGTCGTGCTGTATTCTCCATCCCACTATTGTATTGATATATTTGGTAACACCTTCTTTATTAGTCCACTCCCTGCCTCTTATATTAATGTTTACTTTTGCTTCATCTCCTACAGAAAAATCATTTAGTAATTCACAGTTTTTTTGTTGAAAAGCTATTTGTATTTTTTGTGGATATTTCTCTTTTGTTTCAAGCAGTATATTTCTGACCTTGAAATCATTACTACCAAATTTTTTTGTTTCTTCTATTTCTTTTATAATTCCTATTAGTTCCATATTAATTGAAAGGTTTTTGTTTGTTAAATAAATATACTGCTTTTTCATATAATTCGTCAAGGGAAATTTTATCGCCCTGACCAGAATATAATGTTGCAACTACATTTAATCTATTACCAAAATTGATTTCATTTTGTCTTTGTTGGTCAGCAGTAACGTAAGGTTCTTTGTTTGTAGTTGTTTGTGGTTTGTAGTTTCCGTGCATAGGTTGTACAATTTTTTTTATTGCTGAAACTTTTGCATCAGCTTTATTATATTCAAATTCTACGTAATCTCCTTCTTTTACTTTCAATTCGTGAGGATTATAATATGTTGTATTTTGTATGTGCTTAAAATCTATTGTATATATTTTCATAATGATAGGTTTATTTGTTTCCCTATCTTTTGTAGGATATTGTCCTGTTTGATTTATTTTTGTGATTGTACCTGTTTCTTTCATTGTTTTATTTTAAATGTTCTTCTAATTGTCTTTCGTTAGTAATTTTGTTTTTTTTCATAACTAATCTGACTTTAATTTTCAAGTCTTTGTTTTCACTTTTAAGTTCGTTGAATAAATTTATTAAAGTATTTACTTTCTTACCTAAAAGTTTTATTCTGTTGTTTAGTTCGTCTATATTAGGAGCTGCCATACTTACTATCATTAATTTTTACATCAATAAGAGAATCTATAGTCTGTACCATAACCTCTTTACTTACAAATCCTTTTTTAAATTGTTCTAAAATTATAATTAAGGTTTTAAGTTGTACTTTATTTAGATTGTTAGTCAATAACCATTCTCCTGTTTTATTCCAATGGTTTTGTATAAAAGCTAACTGCTCTTTTATTTCTAATGTATCTTGTGTTTCTTTGTTTATATTCATAAGTTTTGTTTTTAAATGAGAATCTAAATTAATTAAAAAATGTGGATAAAACAAATCATAATACCAAAAAAAAAGGGGAGAAAATAAATCCTCCCCTAAAAACAAAACGCTTACCGAAGGTGGTAAGAACTTACAAAGATAATCTTTTATTCTCTATCTCTAACAATTTTTTATATTTTTCTACCATCTCTTTAAGATCACTTATAGAATACTTTATTGTTTTTTTTGATTCGTTATATAGATGTTTAGGGAGGCCTTGTTTCTTTTTTTCTAATGCAAGACTATAGACATACTGCATACCAAATCGATATCTATTATCATACCTACTCTGTGGCCATACATTGTCCTCGTGCCACCTTGTACTCATTTCTTTACGAGATATAAAATGTCCTGCATCTACTTCGCTATAGTGATATTTTTTACCGGAAGTGATGCAAGTTACATAACCTTTTTTATCTGCATTTTTTTTTCTTATGTATTCTGAGAATATAGTATCGAGTTTTTTTATAAGACCTTTACGAGATATTTTTCTCATCTGTCCATAGCTTGTAGTAAACTATTACCTAGTCTTTCATCTAATTGCTTTATAGCTCTGTATATTATTCTGCTTTGTTTTTTTGCTTCTTGTCTTTCTGTCTTTGTAGAATCTATTCCTAAATTACAATATATAGTAGCATCCATTTCAAGAAGTCTATCTATTTTGTCTCTTAAAGATATTGAAGTATAGCCTAGTATTTTTTCTATAACATATTGTATCATATCACAAATATATTTAAAATTAAAGAAAAGAAAGAAAAAGTAAACAAAAAGAAAGAAAAGAAAAGCCTTACCAAGAAAAGAAAATAATCAAAATACCTGATCCAAGTGCCTTCCAACTTTATTAGGTTGCACAAGTTTTGCTATAAGCAAGACAAATATATAATTATTTTTTTAATTTATATTTTGTGAAAGAAAACATATCAAACACAAACTTTACTAATGCTATTAATAATATAACTGTAAATATGTTTATATGTGATTCTCCACAAAATCCTAATATATGTTTTATTGTTTCCATTATCTACCTTGACCTCTATATCTTTTTTTGTAATTTTTACTTTGCTTTACTTTACTCATTTTAGTTTTTGAGTGTACACCTTTACGTTTTCTACTTTTTGATTTATATACATTTACTTTTACTTTTCGTGCCATTACTTGTTACCTTTAACTGCACTACCATAATAAAAACCAAAAATAGATAACACTATACCTTGACTTATACCTAGAATATTTATAAATACTTCCTTATTATTCTCTGGTACTTCAAGATAAACTACAGCATATATCATAAAACAAAAACTTACTAAACCGACTACACCTGTAAAAGCGTGCATATAATCAGTTTTACCTGTTTTAGCTATTTCTATTTCTCTTTTTCTTGCACTATCTCTATCTGCAACTTCAAGCTCGTACATTTCTGTTATTTGTGAGTGTATCATTTTTTTATCCTCTGCTGATATATTTTTGTCTTTTGAAACTAAATTTTTAACAATACCTAATACACCTGCATCTGGCAATAAATCTCCAGCTACACCTAATATATTTGGTGCTATACCTCCAATAATTTTACCAAGTTTAGTTTCTTTAAATTTTTTTTTAGGCTTACTCATTACTTATTAATTTATATTCTTCTTTAGCGTCATAAGACGGACATTCTTTTTTATCTGTAAAGTCTTTATGGCCATATACTATAGCTTCTGGGTGTTTAGTTTTCAGATCGCAAAGTAAATTATGTATGGCCTCTGTTTGTTCAGGTGTTCTAGTATCTTTCCAGCTTTCCATATTTTTATCCATACCACCAATATAACAAACTCCAATACTATCTTTGTTATGTCCTGCAACGTGCGCACCTGTTTTTTCTACAGGCCTGCCCTCTTGCACAGTACCATCAAGTTTAATAACATAATGATAGCCACAGTCTGACCATCCATTACCTTTAACGTGCCATTCTCTTATATCTTCTACATCAAAGTCTTTAAACTCAGGTGTAGCTGAACAATGTACTATAAGTTTATTTATTTTTCTCATAAGACATCAATTAAAATTAATTTGTGCTAATTCTTCTAATTGGTGTTTTATCGTTTATAAGGTCTTGTATTTCTTTGACAGGTGTATCTATTGATAATGAAATACCACCATCATACTTGCCTATTAAATTTCTGTCTCTATAAATAAATATTACAGGTACGGATTTTATTTGTTGTTTTACACTTGGTTTTTGTTCTTCTAATAATGCTGTTACTATTTTAGCACCTTTAATTTTATTAAGGTCTTTATAATCGTTTTTATAGTTCCAACTACTATTTATATGTAAAACTGTATATTCTTGACTGCTACCTAATGCAAATGCAAATAGTGCAATTAGGACAAATATCTGTTTCATTTCTGTATAATTTCATATAGTTTTTCATCTATTCTATCTAATTTTTCTGAGTTCTCTTGTACTTGTTCTGCTGTATTTTCTATAGTTTCTCGAATTAACTGATCTTTTAAATCATATTCTGTTCGCGTTAGCTCAGGCTTTGGTAATTCTTTTGCGAGTTCTATCTCAGCAGTTAAGGTAAAATATAAACCAGCAAGTGATATAGCACCTGCTAAAATCAAACCTATTGTCTTTAAATCAAGTTTTACTTGAGTTTCCTCATTTATTACTTTGCTCATTGTTTTCAATTTCTTGAATAGAGCCATCATTCAAATCAATATTGACCTTGCCATATTTACCTTCTAACTTTTGCATATATTTATTTAGGTCTTTTTGAGTTTCTAAGTTTTCTTGCACAAGACTATTCATCTCTGCTTGTGCTATTTCTCTTTGCTCATACTTTTGACCTATTGCAATATAGTTTTTAGTTTTACTATCAAATGAATCTTTGATGTACTCTAATTCGGATTTTTCTAATTTTTTACTCATAATTTTATATTTTATTCAAATATAATAAATTTACCAACTTGGACGTAATACAACATCAGTCGGATTTTCAAGTTTACTAATCTGATCTGATAAGTTAGCTTTCATAGAATCTATATCTAATTTAGCTTCTAACCATTCTATGACATCAGATTTTTGTAAATTGTCATACTCGATAAAATTATCTTTGTCATACTCAACAGCCATAGTGCCTATCATACTAACAGAAATATCTCCCTTATTTGCATAATAACCCCAATGTATATTATATATAACATTACTATTTTTGTCGTGTTCTACCCTTGCATCAAGAGCATTAACTACCCAGCTATAGTTTATTACTGATTTTTTTGCTTTTGCCATAATTATTTACTTTTTAAAATTTCTATTTCTTTTTTTAGTTCTTGTATTGATTGCACTAAATAAGGTATAATACCTTGATAATTTAATACTAAATCTCCATCTACATTTTCATTTACTAAATTAGGTAAAACTTTTTGCACCTCTTGTGCTATAAATCCTGCATCTTCTTTTTTACCTATTTTGTGAGCATCTGATTTATCATTCCAGTCAAACTCAACAGGATTTAATTTTTCTATTTTGTCAATACCATTTGATATTGTTTTTATATTTTCTTTGTATTTAATGTCTGATGGACTTCCGTTTTGTGTTAAACCTCCTGCAATAATTAATGCACCATTACTGATACCAAACTCGTGTCTCGTATGTATTCCACCTGAGCCATCATAATCTCTAAAAAATAATTCGTCATTTGCTTCTCCTTGAAAATCAAAGAAAACATTTGCATTATTAGTGTGTATTCGCATACCTCTATCTGCTGAAGATGCGCTTATTGTATTACCAAAATATAAATTTGATGTTCCTGATGAGCCTATTTGCACGTCTCCAGCACTACTTATAGATAGTCTGTTTACACTTGCAACTTCACTAAAAATTTGGAAAGTACCGTTTGATGTACTTGCAATACTGTATCTATCAGTACCTTGCTCATTAAGTAAAATACCTGTATTAGTTCCAGAGCTTTCTATTTTTACCCTTGTTGTAGAGCCACCTTTGACGTGTAATTTATTGTCTGGTGCATCCTCACCAATTCCTACATTACCGTTATCTTTAATAGTTACTCTTTGAGCCGCATTTATTACATCATATATAAAAAAACTATCACCTCCAATTCTCCAAGAAAATGCGTGATTATCACCTGTCCATCTTACACCTGTAAAATCATTACCAGCCCCTACATTTATAGCATCAGCACCTACACTAATTATATCTAATTTATAACTTGGCTGAGTTGTGTTTATGCCTACATTACCATCATTTGTGATTCTCATTTTCTCACTTAAAGAATCTGGCGCTGATGCTCCTTGTCTAAAAGTAGAGAAAGCCATTCCTACAAATGCTCCATTAGTAGCTTCAGTAACAGATGCTATTCTACCGCCAACATTACCACTACTCCATACTGAGCCATCATTAGAACCAAAATCAAGTTGAGAATTAATTTCACCTACAGAAGTAACTGTATTTTTACCACCTTCAATTTTTAAAACACCAGTAACTCCATCACTTGCTTTTATGTGTAAAAGATTTTCAGGCGATGTTGTTCCAATGCCTACCTCGCCTGTTCCCTGTATTCTCATTCTTTCAGTTCCAGTCCTTGTAGTATTATTAGATGCTGTAAAGAATCTAATTTTACTCATCGCATTATTTTCGCCTAAACCACCACCAATTCTTAAATCATTTTGATTGTTGCCTGTGTCATCTACAAACACCATCCCTGTAACGCCCTCTGTTTCGCCTGAAACATCAGAACTAAAACTTAATTGTTTAAATGAGTTGCTGCTATCAATAATTAACTGACCACCTGAAGTACTGTTACCTGTAACACCTGTACCAACAGACACTCTACCTGAAAAAGTTGCTGCCCCACCACTTGCAAAACCTAAATACGTTGTACTTGCAGCTTGATTTGTAATATTTAAAGTGTCAGACTGAATATTCATTTGTCTTGACAACAAAGAAGTAATCACATTGACATTTGAAGTATTGTTATGAAATATCTCAAAATCTGGTGCTGCACCGAAGTTTAATTTTTTGCCATCTCCTAAAAAAACATTAGCAGCAAAAACTGCTCCTTGCGAATCGTCAAGTGTTAAAGCTGCGTTTGCACCATTAGTTTGAAATATTAAACTACCACTCGACCCTCTTAAAAAAGTATTTGTATCATCAGCACCTAATAATAAATTGACATTATTTGTTGTATCTAACAATTTGAATAAAGGAGTTGCAGCTTTGCTAATAGTAACATCTCCTGTAAAAGTTCCACCACCAACAGGAACAAACGATCCTGCACCTGATAATGTACCATTAATTGTAACATCCCCTGCAAATGTTGCACTTTGGTCTGTGTTTAATGTTAAAGTGTCAGCACCACCTGACCTTAGTTTTATTTTTTGACTTGTATTCGCAAAAATTTGTAAATCTTCAGCAGCATCTAATTGTATTGACGCTTTTTCGTTGGCTACGTTTAAAAATTTAATTTCTGAAACGCCTGTTGAAGATTTTGTTAAATTTAATACTGTTGATGATGAGGTAGTACTGCCAATAGTTACATCTCCTGAAAAAGAAGCGTTTGAATTATGTTCTAATATTAAAGCTGGTGTCGTTTGTCCAGCACCTGCAGGTTTAGTAAAAAATCTTAAATCTGCACCATTTAGACTTGTTGTTCCGTGTGCATAAACTATAGCATCTATACCTGCAACTTGTTTATGAGCATCGCCTTGTCCACTTGTAGCTGTAAAATAAACACCACCTATTTGGTCATCATCTGTTGTTGAGCTACTTTCTAACATAATAAATGAACCATTAGCAGCACCATTTATAGTTAAAAATCTACCACTAGAATCAGGCTTAAAGAATGAACCTGAATTTATATTACTAATCGGACTTGATTGTGAAACTCCAATATTTCCATCTTCATTAATTCTCATCAACTCAGTACCAGCGTTGTCTTTACTGACTAAAAATGATCTATCTGTTTGGTTATTATCATTGTCTATATCTATTCTAACTGATGAATTACTTTTTATAAATTCAGTAAATACTGAACCTGAAAGAGTTGCTGTATTTAAAGTTATGTTACCTCCAAATACTACATTACCTGTGCTTTGTAACGTAATGTCTGTCGTACCTTCTCTACCAATTCTTAAGTCATCTTCGTAAGCATCTATTCTATAAAAAGCATAAGTGCTATCGTGGTCGGCTGCTGTATGTAATTCTATTTGTCCACCTTCAGGAGAACCAC